TGGGCATGCAAGTGGTTCAGCTAACTACTGCTTGACAGACGCTAACAAATCAGTTCTGGAATGAAGCAATGCTTGCTCAAACAAGCGCCGAGGCGCTCCTGGCCCTGTATGGGTTCAGTCGGCAACCGCGCTGGCGCGACTTCGACAAGCATCTCGACGCTGAGATTGCAGCCTGGACGGAGCGACTTCTCCAGGCACAGGATCCCCGGCAAGTCGGGCTGTGTCAGGGCCACGTCCTGGCGCTGAAGGATCTGCAGAAGCTGGTGCGCGACGCCCCCGCTTTGATGCAGAAGATGGGGCTGAACGCCCCCCTATAAGCCGACCGTAGAGCCGGGGCTTGAGGAGAGAATATGACGATCCAATCCAACCTGCCCGAGGCTGTGAAGCGACAGCTGGCGGAGGCGGAAGCCATCGACAAGGCACTGGCCGGCGACCCGGCCCAAGACCCTGCAGAAGCTCCAGCCGACCCCCCAGCCGACCCCCCAGCGCCAGCCGAGCCTCCGCCCGCGGAGCCGCCGGCACCGGCACCGGCACCGGCACCGGCGCAGACCCCCGCACCCGTCAGCGACGACTGGGAGCAGCGGTACAGAAGCTTGAAGGGGATGTACGACCGCGAGGTCCCGACCCTTCAGTCTCAGGTGAATGAGCTGACCACATCGGTCAGCAAGCTCACCGAGAAGCTGACGACCACGCCCCCGGAACCACCGCAGCCGGCCGCGACCGGGGTCACGGAAAAGGATCGCGAGGCTTTCGGCGACGAGTTGCTGGAGGTGGTCGGACGGGTGGTGAGTAACGCCCTAAGCCCGCTCCTGGCGCGCATCGCCGAGCTGGAAGGCAAGACGACGGCCACGACCACGCAGGTGGAACAGGTCGCCAAGACGCAGACTGCGACCGCCCAACAGATCATGGTCAACCGGCTCACTGAGCTGGTCCCGGACTGGCAGGCGATCAACACGGACCAGAAGTTCCTCGACTGGTGCTTGACGACGAACCCGCTAACGGGCCAGCCGAACCAAGCCCTGCTCGATGCGGCTTCCGCCTCCGGGGACGCAGGCCGCCTCGCCGCGATCTTCACCACCTACAAGGCCCACGCCGGCATCACGCCGTCAGCGCCGACGCCCGCGCAAACCCCGGTCACGCCGGCGGCCAAGGCGGAGCTCGAAAGCCAAGTCCAGCCGGGCACCAACCGGCCTTCCAACCCGCAGGTCCCGACCAACGAGGCTCGCGTGTTCACCCCCCGAGAAGTCGAGCAGTTCTACATCGCGCTGTCGAAGGGGGAGTACAAAGGGCAGGAGGCCAAAGCTCAGGCGCTGGAAGCTGAAATTGACCGCGCCATGGCCGAAGGCCGCGTCCGACCGTGACGTGATCTGAGGGGTGGGGCGGAAATAACCCACCCCTCAATTACGGAGAAGTTCGATGGCCACGGCCGTTCAAGTCCCCTTCAATACTTCGCCGGCCTACTCCGGCACGTTCATCCCCCAGCTCTGGTCTGGGAAGCTGAACGCGAAGTTCTATGCCACCACGGTTTTCGGTGAGATCGCTAACACCAACTACGAAGGCGAGATCAAGAACCAAGGTGACAACATCACCATCAACAACGTCCCGTCGATCACCATCAACGACTACACCGTAGGCCAGAACCTCAACTACGAAGTTCCCGCGCCCTCGAAGGTCGACCTGACGATCGACAAGGCGAAATACTTCGGCGTGAACGTCTCCGACGTTCTCGAATACCAGTCGAAGCCGAACCTGATGTCGATGTTCACGGACGACGCGTCCAAGCAGATGGCGATCTCGATCGACCGCTCGGTCCTGCTCGCGCAGTTCAACCAAGGGGCCGCGGCCAACAAGGGCGCGACCGCCGGCGTGAACTCCGCCAGCTACAACCTGGGCACCGACGCCGCCCCGATCACCCTCTCGGCGACCAACACGGTCGCCCTGGTGACCGCGCTGTCGTCGGTTCTCGACGAGCAGAACGTGCCCGACACGGACCGCTTCCTGGTCATCGACCCGGCGTTCCGCTACTGGCTCATGCAGTCGCCGCTGGCTCAGGCGTATGTGACGGGCGACGACAAGTCGATCCTGCGGAACGGCAAGATCGGCATGATCGACCGCTTCACCATCTACGTCTCGAACCTGCTGCCGACCGCCGCGGTCAGCCAGGACTTCACGGGCGCGGCTCAGGGCGGCGCGGCCAAGCGTCGGGCGGTCATCGCCGGGCACAAGACCGCGCTGACCTTCGCGTCGCAGATCACCAAGACCGAGAGCCTGCAGAACCCCAACGACTTCGGCTCCCTCGTCCGTGGCCTGAACGTGTTCGGCCACAAGATGATCAAGCCCGAGAGCTGGGCACTGGCCCTGGTTGCCTAACAGGCAACGCCTAACTGGCTAACGAAGGCGGGGGTTTCGGCCCCCGCCTTTTGTGTTAGGGTGACCCGCATGGTTACGACCGCCGCCGACATCATCGCTGATGCGCGCAAGACGCTGATCGACACCGGGACGCAGCCCCGGTGGACCGACGAGGAGATGCTGCTCTACATCAGCGACGCGCAGCGGGCGATCGTCACAGCGTCGCCGTCGGTCGCCTCGACCCGGGCGGTGATCTCGCTGGACCAGGGCGCGCGGCAGACCATCCCCCAGGACGGCTACACATTGCTCAGCGTGCTGCGCAACATGGGGGTGGACGGCCTCAGCCCCGGTCGGGCGGTGAAGGTCATCACCCGGGAGCTGCTGGACGCCTACAACCCCACATGGACCGCGGCGGCCGCCTCGATCACCGTGCAGAACTACACCTTCGATCCGCGCGAGCCGGAGGTGTTCTACATCTACCCGCCGAACACCGGCACCGGCACCGTCGAGATGCTGTACGCCCTGCAACCCGCCCAGCTGGAGCTGACCACGGCGCAGCTGGTGGTGCAGGACATCTATCGCACCGCGGTGCTCTACTACGTGCTGTTCCGCGCCTTCGCCAAGGACGACGACTTCGGCTCCGCGGTGCAGGCTGAAAAATGGCGCGGGTTGTTCGAACAGTTCGTGGGCATCAGCCGCACGAGCGACCTGAAAGAGGGCCCGAACCGCGAGCTGGGCCCCGCCGATCTTGACACCCGCGGAGCCGCGAAATGAGCGACCTATCTCTGGACGTGTTCCTCCCGGAAGTGATGCCGTGGGTGCCGAACTGTCCTGATCTGGTGGCCAAGGCCGCTGTGCGCAACGCGCTGATCGAGTTCTGCAACCAGAGCCAGTGGTGGGTGCTGGACCACGCCGCCCTGACCGTGGTCGCCGGCCAGGGCAACTACGAGCTGGACCCGCCGACAGACGCAGACATCGTCACCCTGGCGAACGTGCGAGTGGGCGGACGCACCCTGGAAGCCAAGAGCATGGATCAGCTGGATCAGCTGTTTCCCAGCGACAGCTGGCGCACCCTCAGCGGCGCGCCGCGCTACTTCACCCGGATCGAGCCGGCCGAGATCCAGCTGGTGCCGACGCCGGACGAGACCCTCGCGCAAGGGCTGACGATCGAAGCCGTGATGCGCCCGGCGCGCGGCGCGGAGTTTGTCAGCGAGGAGTTCTATCGCCGCTGGGCGGAGCAGATCGGCTACGGCGCGCGAGCCCGGCTGCATGAGATGTCCGGTCAACCGTTCTACGACATGTCCGCTGCAGCGGTTTGCGCGGCGCGGTTCCGCGCGGCGATCGGCGAGGCCCGCGTGGAGCGGATGACCAGCCAGACCCGCGCCGAACAGCGGCTGCGCTTCCCGAGGATCGTGTAATGAGCCGCCGCCACCGCGTCGTTCAAGGCGACACCCAGGCGCTGCTCACCGTCGACCTGAGCGATCGCCCCAGCCGCGGGCCGATCGACGTGTCCGGCGTCGCCGTGGTGCGGATGTACCTGCGCGCGGACCCGAGCGACGGGACAGTTCTGGACACCGTCATCGCCACCAAGCTGCCCGGCCAGCTGCTTGACGACGGCACCCTGGACCATTCGATCGCGACACTTGGCCAAGGTGGACGCGTACAATTTCTGTTGCCGCAAACATTCACCGGCCGCCCTGGAGGTTACTACGAAGGCGAAATTGAGGTTACACTGAATACAGGGACAGTTATCACTGTATACGACATAGTTAAGATTTCGATCCGAGCCGACTTCTAAGGACCGACCACTATGGCTATCGCCTATCGCGCGTCCGGGTCGGTTGTCACGAGTTCGGCCGGCAGTAACATTACAGCCTTGCCGGCCGGGGTTGCTGCTGACGACATCCTGATCTTGGTGCATCTGTCGGAAAACGACAGCGCCATGACTGCGCCGTCAGGCTGGGTGGAGATCCCGAACACCCGCCAAGGGATCGGCACGACCAACACGGCCACAGCCATCGGCATGGTCTGCTACTGGCGGCGCGCGTCGGCGACGGAGCCCAACTGGGTCAACCCGGTTCTCGCAAGTGGCGGCTGGCAGTCGACGCAGATGCATGCCTTCTCCGGCTGCGAAACGCTCGGCGATCCTTTCGATGTGACCGCCGGC